GTTTATGAGTGGTATACCTCCGGGCCTAGGCAGAGGTTACAACCGGGCGGGGCGATTATTATCGTTATGACCCGGTGGTCTAAGAGAGACTTAGCCGGGCAGATTCTTAAGAACTCTAGTAAGGATGGAACGGATAACTGGGAGGTGATTGAATTCCCGGCGATCCTTCCGTCTGGTACGCCGTTGTGGCCCGGGTTCTGGCGGAAAGAAGAACTAGAGGCTATTAAAGCTGAGATCCCGGTAGCAAAGTGGGAAGCTCAGTATCAGCAGAATCCCACCTCGGAAGAAGGTGCGATTGTCAAAAGAGATCAATGGAGACTCTGGGAGGATGAAGATCCTCCTGAGTGTGAATACATCATCCAGAGCTGGGATACGGCGTTTGAAAAGTCCAATAGGGCAGACTTCTCCGCCTGTACTACTTGGGGCATCTTCCAAAAAGAGAACGAAAAAGGCTATATGCAGCCTAACATTATTATGTTAGATGCTGTTAAAGAGCGTTTAGAGTTCCCGGAATTAAAGAAGAAAGCCTTTGATATGTGGAAGGAGTGGAATCCTGACACGTTGATAATTGAGAAGAGAGCCGCTGGAGCGCCTCTTGTTTATGAGTTAAGAAGGATGGGGATTCCTTTATCGGAGTACACCCCTTATAAGGGACAGGATAAGATTGCGCGGGTGAACTCTATAGCTGACCTATTTGCTTCCGGCGTGGTCTGGCGACCGGATACAAGGTGGGCAGAAGAAGTCGTAGAAGAGATGGCGTCTTTCCCTAACGGGGATCACGACGATCTTGTTGACTCCACATCTCAAGCGTTAATGAGATTTAGACAGGGTGGGTTTATTACTGTTCAGTCAGATGAGCAGGATGAACCGTCTTACTTCAGACGGAAAGTTGAATACTACTGAGGACCATCATGGCAACGAATATTGCTCAAGCGCTTGTGCCGTTAGATCTTTCACAGATGTCAGACGAACCTGCGATTGAGATTGAAATTGAAGACCCGGAATCAGTCTCTATCAGTCTTGACGGTTTAGAGATTGATCTCATGCCGGAAGAACCTGAGTTCGATGCTAACTTGGCAGAACTCATAGATGAGAGTGAGCTACAGAAGATCTCGTCCGACCTGCTAGGTCAGGTAGACGACGACATCAACTCTAGGAAAGACTGGGCAGACATGTTCGTAAAAGGACTGGAAGTCCTTGGGATGAAATACGAAGAAAGAGCAGAGCCTTGGTTAGGTGCTTGTGGTGTCTACAGCCCTGTCTTAACAGAAGCTGCCATCAGGTTTCAGTCTGAGATGATTACTGAGACTTTCCCGGCCCAAGGTCCGGTTAAGACCCAGATCATCGGAGAGGAAACCCAACAGAACAAAGAAGCCGCTGAACGTGTCCGGGACGATATGAACTACCGTCTAACGGACGAGATGATTGAATACCGCTCAGAGCATGAAAGACTTTTATATGCACTAGGCTTAAGTGGCAGTGCCTTTAAGAAGGTCTACTACGATCCTAGTCTTGGTAGGCAAGCAGCACCTTTCATCCCGGCAGAAGACATCATCATGCCGTACGGGGTGTCTAATATCTATAGCGCTGGGCGCGTAGCCCACGTTATGAGGAAGCCTAAGAACGACCTGAAAAAGCTACAGGTAGCAGGTTTCTATAGAGATATTGACCTAGGTGACCCCGTTAGGATCTTTACCGATATTGAAAAGAAGAAAGCTGAAGAGCAAGGCTACAGCCTGACTGACGATGATCGGTATCAAATCTTAGAGATTCATGTTGACTATGACCTCCCGGGTTACGAAGACCCGGATGGCGTAGCTCTTCCTTATGTCATCACGATTGACCGTGGATCTACCAAGGTTCTAGCCATTCGTAGGAATTACGAAGAAGGTGACTCCTTAAAACAAAAGCGTCAACACTTTGTCCAGTACAACTTTATTAACGGATTTGGTGCTTATGGGCTGGGGTATATCCACCTTATAGGTGGTTACGCCCGGGCGGGAACTTCCATTATTCGGCAGTTGGTAGATGCTGGAACCTTATCTAACCTGCCGGGCGGTCTTAAGACCAGAGGTCTTAGGATTAAAGGAGATGACACTCCTATCGCTCCCGGAGAGTTCCGAGATGTAGACGTACCTAGTGGGTCGGTGCGTGAAAACATCATGCCGCTTCCTTATAAGGAACCAAGTCAGGTTCTGGCGGCGTTGTTAGAAAAGATCACAGATGACGCTCGTAGATTGGTAGGTATCGCGGATCTTAAGATCAGCGATATGTCCGCCCAAGCCCCGGTCGGGACTACGTTAGCTATTCTTGAGAGGCAGTTAAAGACCATGAGCGCGGTTCAGGCTCGTGTCCATGACAGTCTCAAGATGGAGTTCAAGCTACTTAAGAAGATCATTCGTGACTACATGCCGCCGGATTACAGCTATACCCCGGTGGGAGGTAATAGGGACGTTAAACAGTCCGACTATGACCTCGTAGAAGTCATCCCCGTATCCGATCCTAACGCCTCTACGATGGCGCAAAGGATCATGCAGTACCAAGCTGCTCTCCAGTTGGCCCAAGGTGCCCCGCAGATCTATAACCTGCCCCAGCTTCATAGGCAGATGCTGGAGGTTTTGGGGGTCAAAAACGCGGAAAAGTTGGTGCCGATAGAGGATGATCAAAAACCGCGTGATCCTGTGTCAGAAAACATGAGTTTCTTAACAGGAAAACCAACAAAAGCGTTTATTTATCAGGATCACCAAGCTCATATTTCTACCCATTTAGCCCTGTTACAAGACCCGACCATCATGCAAATGATCGGCCAGACGCCAATGGCTCAGCAGATTCAGGGAGCCATCATGTCTCACGTAGCAGAACACATGGCGTTTAAGTACCGAAGCCAAGTAGAAGAGCAATTAGGCGTTCCTATGACCCCGCCGGATGCGGAACTTCCGGAGCAAGTAGAAGTTCAGCTTTCTAGATTGGTAGCGCAGGCTGCACAGCAGCTTCTACAGACCAATCAGGCCCAAGCTCAACAGCAACAAGCGCAACAAATGGCGCAAAACCCGATGTTGCAGATGCAACAGGCGGAACTTCAACTGCGGGCAGAGGAGCTAAAGCGGAAAGAAGCTGACAGTCAAAGAGATTACGAGATTGCCCAGCAAAAACTCAGGCTAGAGCAGGAAAAGCTGGCTATTGAAGCCCAAAAAGAGGTGGCAAGGATTCAAAACCAAGAGCGAACTATAGACAAAAAGTTGAAAACAGACATGTTGAAACACCTTACCAAGCCAACCAAAAGGTAATAGATGAACACTACTGCGATCCTCGTAGTGATTAAAGAACTTAATGACCGGCGGGAAACTATCTCAAAAGCGCTTGCGGACGGTTCAGCGCGAGATTACGCCGAATACAAAGCAATGGCAGGAGAAATCCAAGGTCTTTCTCTTGCGCATTCCCTCGTAACCGACCTTGTGCGAAAACTGGAGTATGACGATGAGTGAGCTTTTGATCGCCACCGGGGAGAATTCTATCCCCACACACCTTCCGGAGACCCCGGAGGAAAAGGCAAAACAACTGCCTATGCCTGTTACGTATCACATCCTCTGTGCTTTACCAGAGATTGAAGACGAATACGAAAGCGGGCTAGTCAAAGCCGGACAAACGCTTCATTACGAAGAAGTAATGTCGCCGGTTTTGTTTGTAGTTGCACTCGGGCCGGATTGTTACAAAGACAAAGAACGGTTCCCCAGCGGGCCTTCATGCAAGAAAGGGGACTTTATTCTGGTTAGACCTAATACCGGAACCAGAATCAAGATTCACGGCAGAGAGTTTCGTCTAATTAACGACGATTCTGTTGAAGCCGTTGTAGAAGATCCGCGCGGCGTGTCGAGGGCTTAATCATGGATGCAGAAAAGTTTAAATTCCCGGATGAAAAACCGGCCAAGGCAGAAGAAGAAAAGCTAGAAGTATCAGTCGAAAGCGATGTCGAAGTAGAAGTAGTAGACGACACGCCGGAAGCAGATCGCAACCGTCCTCCTATGAAAGAGGCTCCAGCCGATGTTACTGACGAAGAGCTTGCCAGCTATTCTGAAAACGCCAAAAAGCGTATTCAACACTTTTCCAAGGGATATCACGAAGAACGTCGAGCCAAAGAAGCGGCTTTACGTGAACGAGAAGAAGCTCTGCGTCTTGCTCAGTCCGTTATCGAAGAGAATAAAAAGCTCCAAAGTAACCTCGGCCAAGGCCAGCAGGCTCTCTTAGAGCAGGCTAAAAAAGTTGTCGCGCAGGAAGTAGAACAGGCTAAAAGGCTTTATAAAGAAGCCTACGAGTCTGGCGATTCCGATAAATTGGTTGACGCGCAGGAAGCATTAACAAGCGCGAAAATCAAAGCTGAGCGCGTAAATAACTTTAAACCCGCTTTACAAAAACCAAAACCTGTTGTACAACCCGATCCAGAGCCAGTTGTACCGCAAGTTGACCCCAAAGTTAATGCGTGGCGAGAAGCCAATCCTTGGTTTGGGGATAACAAGCGAATGACAGCGATGGCTTTAACGATTCATCAAGAACTTGTGGATAGTGGAGTTGATACACGGAGTGACGAGTATTTTGGCCGTATTAACGCAGAAATGCGCCAAGTTTTCCCTGATGCGTTTCCCTCAGAGAAGCCGGTGAAGAAAGCATCCGTTGTAGCACCTGCCACACGTAACACTGCGCCAAGAAAGATCGTGTTAACGAGGACACAAGAAACTTTAGCCAAGCGGTTAGGACTGACGAATGAGCAGTACGCCCGTGCGGTAGCGGAAGAGATGAGGAAACAAAATGGCTGAACGTACGCCCCGAGATCAAGAAACCCGTGCTAAATACGAGCGGCCCGCGAAGTGGATGCCTCCACAGCTTTTGCCTGACCCCACCCCGGAACCCGGTTATGCTTTCCGCTGGATTCGTGTAGGTTTTATGGGCAAAGACGATGCGCGAAATGTTTCTTCCAAGCTCCGCGAAGGTTGGGAACCTGTAAAGGCTTCTGAGCATCCCGAAATCCAATTGATGGCAACCGGGGAACGCCCCCGCTTCCCAGACAGTATTGAGATTGGCGGACTCTTACTTTGCAAAACCCCAATCGAGTTCGTTGACCAACGCAATAAGTTCTATGAACAGCAGGCGGAAAGTCAAATGACCTCGGTAGACAACCACTTCATGAGCCAAAACGATCCTCGTATGCCGGTCTTTAAGGAGCGCCGGAGCGAAGTGAAGTTTGGCAGTAACGCGAAATAAATCAGGAGTCTTAAATGGCTTACCCCACGGTAGATAAGCCCTACGGGCTAAAGCCGATCAATTTGATCGGTGGGCAGGTGTTCGCCGGTTCTACGCGGATGTACAACATTACTTACGCGTACGCCACGGACATTTTCTATGGTGACTTCGTTGCGCTCGTTCGCGGCAATCTTGAGCGGATTAGCGTTTCGACCGGCACCGTTGGCACCCTTGTTGGTGTCTTTCTCGGTTGTTCGTACACCAATCCGACGACTAAACAGAAGCAGTTCTCGCAGAACTGGGTAGCTAGCACTACCGCCGGTGATTGCGTTGCTTATGTTTGCGACGACCCGGATACGGTGTTTCAAGCGGCTGTTTGCTCGGCCACAACCGTTATTGCTTCTGGCGCTCGCGCCATGATCGGTCAGAACCTTGCGTGTATCAACAACACCGGCAATTCAAATACTGGCAACTCGTTGAACGCACTGCTGGCACCGACGGACACCCCCGCAACCACGGATGCGCTTCCAATTCGTGTTCTGGGTGTTGTGCCTGAGACCGCTGTGTCGCTGGGTACTGCAACGTTTACCAGCATTTCGACCGCCACCGTTACTTGCTCGGCTCTGCCTTTTGCACTGCCCGTAGGTACGGATGTTGGTAGTCTTGCTTCAAACGGGCAGTACATCCCGTCCGGTTCGTTTGTAGATACCGCCGCCAATGCTGGTGCCACCTCGTTTGTTCTAAATCAAGCGCCTTTGGTGGCGTTTGCTGCAAGCGCAACGTTGGTGTTTACCCAGTTCCCCGAGTTGTTGGTTAAGCTCAACTTCGGTCAGCACGAGTATTACGCTGCCACCGCGACGGCCTAAAGGAGTTAAGTCATGGCTATTTCACGCGCACAACTACTGAAAGAACTCCTCCCGGGGCTTAATGCACTGTTCGGTCTGGAGTACAACCGTTACGGCGAAGAACACAAAGAGATCTACGAAACCGAGACCTCTGAGCGTTCGTTCGAAGAAGAGACCAAGCTTGCTGGTTTCTCCGCCGCCCCGGTCAAGAACGAAGGTCAGGCAATTGCGTATGACAATGCGCAAGAAGCATGGACTGCACGTTATAACCACGAAACCATTGCGATGGGTTTCTCTATCACCGAAGAGGCGATGGAAGACAACCTGTATGACAGCCTCTCGGCTCGTTATACCAAAGCTCTGGCTCGTGCTATGGCGTACACCAAGCAGGTTAAAGCCGCTGCCGTTCTGAACAATGGCTTTAGCTCCGCTGTGACCTACGGCGACGGCGTAAGCCTGTTCTCGACCGCTCACCCGCTGGTCTCTGGTGGCACCAACAGCAACCGCCCATCTACCGGCGCAGACCTGAATGAAACCTCCCTTGAGGCGGCTGTCATTCAGATCGCTGCGTGGACCGATGAACGTGGTCTGCTGATCGCTGCAAAACCCCGGAAACTCATTGTTCCCCCGGCGCTCATGTTCGTTGCAACCCGTCTGCTCGAAACGGAACTCCGTGTCTCGACGGCTGATAACGACATCAACGCTATCAAGAGCAATGGTTCGATCCCGGAAGGTTATGCAGTAAACCACTTCCTGACCGATACCAACGCGTGGTTCCTTACGACCGACGTTCCCAACGGACTTAAGCACTTCGTCCGTACGCCGCTCTCCACCTCAATGGATGGCGACTTCGATACCGGGAATGCTCGTTATAAGGCCCGCGAGCGCTACAGCTTCGGCGTTTCTGATCCTCTCGGCATTTTTGGGTCGCCCGGGGCCTCGTAAAAATCAAGCACTTAGCTAGATTTGAGCCCCCGAAAGGGGGCTTTTTTATTGCCCATTTGACATGACGAGTAGATGGAGTTTTAAATATGTTGACACTCTCTCCGCAACCTGATACAAAGAGTCATTCCGGGGTTATCCGGGAGAACTGACTGGTCCCGGCCAGACGACATGCAGACAGTCTCCCTAGCTCGCATGTGAGGATTAGATGGCTAACACTTCTTTTTCCGGCCCGGTACGTTCGCAGAATGGTTTTGAGACCATCTCTGTCAATTCTTCTACCGGTGCTGTTACCACCACTGCTACGCTTGGCGCTGCTTCTAGCGTGACTAGCGTTACTATTTCCAGCTTCTTGGCTCTTACCCCGATTCTTACCGCTGCGCTGCCTACCGCGGCTGCCAGCAACGCAGGGCAGGTTCGTTTGATCAGTGACAATGGCGCTGGTAATAACGAGTACTGCTTGGTTATCAGCACCGGATCTGCGTGGGTGACGGCTGTTGGCGCGGCGTTGACCTAATAGGAGTCCGTCATGCAATATGACGTATGGGCAGTAACGCCTGCGACGGACGATGCCTATTATCGGGCGAATGCGTCTATTGCGGGCGCAGGGGTTTTGCCTCTGCTAGCTAATACCGCCGGGCCTAACGGGTACGGGTATAAGGTCATTATCACCTCGGCTGGTAATGATTCTGGTATTACGTTTACGATCACTGGAATTAAGGTTGGTGATCTGTCTAATACCGTTGTAACTGAAGTTGTTACCGGGCCTAACGCTACCACTGCAACCTCTACGAACTACTACGCTCGTGTTGAGTCAATCACGGCTAGCGGGGCGTCGGCGGGTAACGTCAAGATCGGCACGACGGGCAGTCTTGCTCTCCCCCGGACCCGTATCAAAGGTTTGTACTTTGTTGGAACCGGCACCGCAGGTTCTATTAAGTTCAACACCAATGATCTTGCTAGCGCCTTACGGCTTCAGGTAAATACTCCTGCGTCAGCCATTGCGGTTAATAGCCTGTATATGGCAGCAGAGGGTATCTTGACGACGCTGGGGTCTAACCAAGACTACTGTGTGGTGACGTTGACCAACGTTACGTTCTGCACAATCATCTGCGGGTAAGCATGAAGACGCCAGCGTGGCAGCGATCAGAAGGCAAAAGTCCCTCTGGTGGTTTGAATGCCAAAGGACGCGCCAGCTACAACAAGGCCAATCCCGGGAAACCGGGGTTGAAGCCTCCGCAGCCGGAAGGCGGTTCAAGGAAGAAGTCATTCTGTGCTCGGATGACGGGCATGAAGAAGAAGCTGACTTCCGCGAAGACCGCGAATGACCCTAATAGTCGGATCAATAAAAGTCTGAGAACATGGAAGTGCTGAGATGAACGCACAAGAAATCAAAACCGCTGCTGATGGCGCTGCCGTTGTTGTGGGCGTTGCTGGTTTTATGCAATGGTTTCCGCCTATTGTTGGTTTGATTGGCGGGGTGTTAACCGTAGTATGGTTTGCAATCCGAATCTGGGAAACCGACACAGTAAAAGGTTTTACTGGGAGGGCAAATGCCAAGCAAGACCAAAGCTCAGCACAACCTGATGGCGATGGTCGCCAATGACCCCGCAGCTTCTAAACGCCTTGGCATCCCACAAAAGGTTGGCAAGGAATTCATGCAGGCCGATAAAGGCCGTAAATTCAACCAAGGTGGCGAAATGAAAGAATCGAAAGCTATGATGGGTAAAGAAGTGGCCTTCATGAAAAAGAAAGGCGCTCCCAAGTCTATGATCAAGCATGAGATGGCTGAGATGGGCATGAAGAAAGGCGGTTACGCTTCTGGCGGTATGCCGATGGTTATGAAAGACGGGAAAAAAGTTCCCGCTTTTGCAGCCGATGGCGAAGGCAAGATGAAGGCGGGCGGCATGGCTAAGAAGATGATGGGCGGCGGCATGACCTACAAATCCGGCGGTCTTGCACCGGGGCACAAAGCTGCTGACGGTATTGCCAAGAAAGGCAAGACCAAAGCTATGCAGGTCCGCATGATGGGCGGCGGGAAGTGCTGACATGGCAACGTATCGCAAACCTACCGAAAAAGAGCGGGCTAAGTTAGAACAGTCCCGTGAGATGATGAAGAAAGGTATTTCTGGCGAGCAAGACTTTTTGTCCCGCCTGATGCCGACGATGGCTAAATCTGCCCGGGATGATATCCGTGCAGCTAAAGCTATGCGTGAGTCTGTGCCTGAAGCCGCCCGAGAGTACGAGGCTTATCAAGAAGCCGGATACGCCAAAGGCGGTTCTGTTGGTTCCGCATCTAAGCGGGCAGATGGCTGTGCTCAGCGGGGCAAGACTAAAGGAAGGATGATCTAGGAGATCGTCATGATCAGTTCACGCGGCATGGGCGCAATTATGCCCAGTAAGATGCCTAAGCCTAAGCGAAAGCAGCGGCGGGATGATACTGCTTTCTACGAGTATGCAGAAGGCGGTAAAGTCAGCCGCGTGAACGAAGCTGGCAACTACACTAAGCCCGGGATGCGTAAAGCCTTGTTCAACAAGATCAAGGCGCAAGCGGTTCAGGGTACAGGTGCAGGAGAATGGTCGGGCCGTAAGGCCCAGCTTCTTGCTAAGCAATACAAGGCTAAGGGCGGTGGTTATCGTGACTAACAAGAAGCCTTTTGATCCAGAAGGCGACGATTATGATTACGAAACCGCCCGGGCTAACAAAATGCAGCCCAGCAAAGAAGACGATCATTGGGGTTCGGTTGCACCGGCTAGTGAGCCTGATCGTTTAAAGCACAATCTTCCTGAAGGCGCGTATGTCATTTTAAAAGGCGCTCAACACCCAACGTTTGATAAAGCTGTTGAGGCTGAAAAACAGCGCGGTGCAAAGGTAGAGAAACGCGGTAACCGGTATTATTCGATTTACAGTCATGGCGGTAAAGTGCATCGCGGTGACGGTATAGCGCAGCGCGGCAAAACTCGCGGCAGAATGGTGTAATGAAAGCTCCGCAGAAATCGCTCAAGGACTGGACAGCCCAGAAATGGTCTACCAAGTCCGGTAAGCCGTCATCTAAGACGGGTGAGCGGTATCTCCCAGAGGCTGCTATTAAGTCTCTTAGCCCGCAAGAGTACGCAGCAACTACGAAGGCCAAGCGAGCCGGGAAAGCCAAAGGCAAGCAGTTTGTAGCCCAGCCTAAAAAGATAGCTGAAAAGACAGCGAGATTTAGATGACCACCTCCGGCACCACGCTATTCAACTTAGAATTTTCGGAAATTGCCGAGGAGGCGTGGGAGAGGGCTGGCCGGGAAATGCGGTCAGGTTATGACTTGCGTACAGCCCGCAGGTCTATGAACCTGATGACGATAGAGTGGCAGAACCGTGGTATCAACATGTGGACCTTCAACCAAGGTGCCATTACGTTGACTCCCGGTCTCAATACGTACGCCCTTCCTTTAGACACCATTGACCTGTTAGAGCAAGTTATCCGGACGGGAGCTAATTCATCGTCCACACAGGCTGACTTAAATATCACGCGGATTAGCGTATCTACGTACGCTACGATCCCTAATAAGTTACAGCAAGCTAGGCCTATTCAGGTTTGGATTCAGAGACTTTCAGGATCTGTAAGCCCCACCGGGGCTACGTTGTCGGGATCTATTAACGCTTCCACAACGACGATTACGTTAAGCTCTACTGCCGGTCTGCCGTATGCCGGGTTTATTAGGATTGATAGCGAAGATATTGCTTACGGATACCTAGACGGGAATACGCTAGGCAACGTATTTAGAGCGCAGAACG